TAGATAATAATGCTGAAATTGTTAATAACATTCGTGAGATTTATAGCATAGCTCCTGCTAATAAGTTGCGTGAGCTTATTGAAAAACATTTTATACCTACAAATGATGAAAAAAAAAAAAACGCAGAAGTTCCAACACCTGTTAAATTAGTTGATGAAATGTTAAATACAATACCACTTGACTTTTGGAAAAAACCTCAAAAAGTGTTTGAACCTTGTTGTGGTAAAGGAAATTTTGTGTTAGGTATATTTGATAGATTTTATAAAGGTCTTGAAGAAATGTATCCTGATGAAATAGAAAGATGCCGTGTTATTATTACAGAGTGTATCTATTATGCGGACCTAACTGCGTTAAATGTTTTCATTACAACGGAAATAATGAAATGTCATGTCCAAAGCTATTGTGGGTTAGATGATTTAGATTTTGATTTTGAATTTAATAACTATACAGGAGATACATTAAAAATAGATGTTTATAGTATTTGGAAAATTAACAATTTTGACGCAGTTATTGGTAATCCTCCTTATCAACCTCCATCAAATGATAAAAAAGGAGGAACTTCTATATGGAATGAATTTGTAAGTTTATCGTTATCAAAATTGTTAAAAGAAAGAGGATATTTAGTTTTCGTCCATCCTGCCCTATGGAGAAAACCAGAAAATAAGATGAGAGACATAATGTTTAATAAACAAATACATTATCTTTCAATTCATAATGATAGTGAAGGATTAAAACATTTTGGTGCTACTACACGCTATGATTATTATCTTATGGAAAATATAGAGCCATATAAAAAATCAACAGTATATTTTGAGGATAAAAAAACACATGAAATAGATATTAACAATAACTTACCATTTATACCTAATTTTGGATGGTCTATATTTGATAAAGTATTTAATAAATTAAATGATAATGGTATTAAATTAATTGGAGATTCTGATTGCCATACTATGAGAAGTTATGTATCAAAAACTCAAACAGAAGTTTATGTTTATAAATTATTAAATAGTATATCGAACACAAAAGGAAAAACATATTGTTATTCATCAAGACCTCATAAATGTCAAACAAACAAAAAGGTGATATTTTCAAATGGAAGACATATTGTTCCTTTCTATGATTCTGGTCAATTAGGAGTCACACAAGGAGGACTATACACGATTGTTAACACTGAAAACGAAGGGAAAAAACTTGTAGAATATCTAAATTCAAATTTAGTTGTATATTTAATTAAAGCTACAAAATGGAGTAATTTCGAAACATGTAAGCAGTTGTTTTGGTATATTCCATTACCAACAGATATACATAATGTCAATAATACAAATGTAAATAACTATTTTGATTTAACACAAGAAGAAATAATAACAATTAACAAATAAAATATAAAATCTTAATTAAATTTAAATATATTATGAGTTCTTGTGTAAATACATTAGATTATAAAACACTACCTCCTCCTAAGAATAATTCATGATAATTATTTATTTCAGTTGGAAATTTAGAAATAAGATTGTTAATAATTTGTGTTTTTCCTCCAATCCATTTTAAAAATGGTTTCTGAATTTTAAAGTTTAATCCTTTTGTTTCTTTAAAATCCATATTTTTACTTTATCTATATTAATTCAAATAAATTAAAATCAATTTTATTATATATTATATAATAAATAAATTAAAATCAATTAAAAATTATATAGTATATTATAACACATTATATACTATATAATAAATAAAATAAAACATTATTGATACAGATATATTATTTATTGGAATCTTTTTATTTGAATATATACTTGATATTTTTTTTACCGAAGGAACAATAAAATGTATTCGTTCAAAAAAAACATTAGACGATAAGATTGAATTATTCATAATTATTTATTTTCATCATATTATACGTGTGTTTCTCATATTTGGGTGGATATTAATAAACAATAAAATATTACTTCTCTATATTTTAATGAATATTATTGCAATAATATCATGGAAGTTTAACGATCGATTAATTTATATTAAAATAATGGAAAGTGTTGAATGTAATTCGAATAAAATAAAACCATTTAATCATATTTTTAATATTCAAATAAATAAAAATAAATATTTTATAGGATATACCTTATTAGGTAGTTCAATCGCCTTATATAAAATTAATTTTTATTAATTAAAAATAAAAATAAAAATATTTTTATTTTTATTTTATTTGTAAATATAAAGAGGAGACAATTACATATCTAGTTCATAACCAGTATCATCCCCCATGTCACTAGAAATGATATTCATTACATTACTCTGTATAGTGATGTTACTAATACTGCAAACACCTTCCGTTGATTGTGACTCTTCAAAACTAGTTTGAATTTTTTCAGCGTCATTATCTTCTTTCCATTCTTCTGCATTCATTTGAGTGATTTTATCGATATCCAAAACAACTTGAAACGCGCTTGTTCCAAAATACCCTTCCTGTCCACACATGATATTTGCAGATACACCGCGCATATTATCTAATTCGGCATGTCTCGCCGCTTTCAAAAACATTTCAGGTGTTTCTTCAAAAGACGCTTTTGCGATAGGACCGATATTATCTTTATTAATTCCGTGGCGAAATATAGATACCATGCCGCTCTTATCATTACATGTCATGCGGTCACATAGAACACTTAGATGATGATAATTAATATAAGCACCATCAAATTCAATCACTTCTGATATCTCATTCATAATTGATTGCCGTGCTGCTTCAATTCCAAAGACACGATAAATCTCTTGAATATCATTTGTATAAGTCCGTGTTGCATCAATATAATCGAGACTTAACAAATCCATTAAATTTGAACCAACTGTATCAATAACCCAAGTTTCTTTTTTATTGTAAACACCATCTTCTAAAACGATGCTGTCCATAATTTTGCGAGGAATAACTTTATTGATATTTTTAATTCCTCTTAAAACCAAATTATTCAACAATTGTTCTTGAAAACTTTTTAATAAATAAATCTCATCAGATTGATCTAATGAATTTTGTATTTGTGCTGTTTTTTTCTTTGATGAAATAACATGATTCAGACGCAAACGAAATACCAACTTATCATTGTTATAATCTGTAAATACGCATGATACTTGGTCCCGATAAGTGTTTTTAATCGCGAAATGAATATCGTCCATTGATAACCCACGATCTAACATTTCTTCAGTATCGATCTCCATACGAATTACCCATTTAGATTTTGTAGTATTTTCATTATTTGAAAACTCACTGCCGTTACATTCAGTTAATAGCGATTCAAATTCTTTATATTGTTCCATAGTAGCATTATCTTCTTCAATCAAAGTATTCATATCATCTGGGTCAAACCATATGTGAATGGAACTGACAACTACTTTTAATTTCGTATGTTCAATCTTATTTAAGATTTTTTTTGCGTTTTCTTGATCTTGTTCTTCGTTTTTATGGAGGTATACTGTACATGCTGGTTGTTTTGGATTTTCAGATAATGATAATATTTCTTCGATCCGCGGCAACCCTCTTGTTACATTCGATTTACTCGCTACACCAGCAAAATGAAATGTATTCAGAGTCATTTGCGTTGTGGGTTCACCAATAGATTGAGCAGCAATCATACCAACCATTTCGCCTGGTGCAATAATTGCTTTTTTATAACTAGTAAAGATTGTCTGAATTAATAATTCTAAATTTACACGATTAAACCGTTTAACCATCAAAATGTCTTTAAGATTCAGGTAATAATAATACATTGCTTTGAATAATCTATTTGGGCGAATAAAATAGATTGAATCTATTTGTTTATAACCATTATCAATTATTTCAATCGCTTCAAGTGGTGTCATGTTAACTAATGAATTTCCATTCATATACAATTGTCCTTGGATATTATTAATAATATGTGTGAATCCAACAGGAATATTTACTTTATCATTTTCTTTATCGCCAAAAACATATTTTGCGATAGCATCTCTTTCTTGAATAAATTCATTAATAATTTCATTAATTTTTTGAGTAAGTTCATTATTTTGTTTTTTTATGCGAGGAATAACTGATTTTTCAAAATACACTGAATAAACAGATGATGCTTGTTTCGCATTTGAAATTGTAGTTGTAATTGATGAATTAAAATGTCCGTAAATTTCTTCTAATGTCATTTTCACTAATGGTAAATATTGTGATTCAACTTTTACAGGATCAAATCCATCTTCACCGTATGAGTACTGAATGATTTTATTTTGATTATTTCGCACAGTCATATCGTATTCAACTTTCAAATCTTCCAACCCTTTAATTAATCGTCGTTGAATGTATCCGGTTTGAGAAGTTTTAACTGCTGTATCAATAATACCAATACGACCACCCATTGCGTGAAAGAACAATTCCTCAGGAGTTAACCCTGAAATAAATGAGTTTTCAACAAATCCACGTGCTGCAGGTGAATCGTCGTATTTAGTATAATGCGGCAAAGTTCTGTTTTCAAACCCATATGGAATGCGTTTATTATCAACATTCTGTTGCCCAACACACGAAATCATTTGTGAAATATTTAAATCACTTCCTTTTGAACCCGCATTTACCATAATAACAAATCTATTATCTTTACTTAAACTTTCTCGACCAATTTTACCAGCATCATTTACAGCACGACTCAAAATATTGTTTACTTGTGTTTCAAACTCTTGTTCATCAGTTCTTCCAGTTTTATTTACAAAAATACCTAAATGTGTTTGGTCAATTAAATTTTTTACTTCCATTTTTTTTTTTGAAATAACACTAGCGATAGAAGCATTTGTTTTTTCGTCTGAATTTAAATCACTAATACCCACACTATATGCGGCGGATTTCATGTATTCGGTCACAATATTTTGTAAATTATTAATGAAATCAATGGATTCGTGATTTCCAAAATCATTACATATACGCAACAACATTCCATTTGAACCACCACCAAGAATACCTTTATCTAATTGTCCACGAACATATTTTCCGTTTATAATTTCTAAAACAGAATTTGCGGTTTTGTAATCATGTTCTTCTTTAAACCCTTTGCTTTTATATTTCAAGGTCATGGGCGGTAGAATTTGTGATAAAATTTCAAAATTACTCACACTTTTTTTTGATAAATTATTTACATTTACTTTATTGAATGACATTAGCAGATTCATCGCTTCTCGTGGCGTAAAATTAATATTTTCACGAGTAAACCGGTATGAACCTAAAAGTGAATCTTGAAAAATTCCAACAATTGAACTATTATTTGCTGGACTAACAATTTGCCAAGGAACTGCTGCTAAATTTTTCAGTTCAGATTCACTTTCTACATCTTGCGGCATATGTAAATTCATCTCATCACCGTCAAAATCCGCATTATATGGTTTAGTATCTGCAACATTCATGCGAAAAGTATCACCGACCGGCATAATTTTTGCTAAATGTCCCATCATAGACATTCTGTGTAGTGTTGGTTGACGGTTAAACAATATAATATCACCGTCCATCATATGCCTGTGAACAATATCACCTAATTCTAATTTAATTGATTCTCTATCAACATACCTTAATGAAATATTGTCGCCATTTTTTTTTTCAAGAATTTTAGCACCCGGATGAGTATCAGGACCATTTTGAATTAATTTTTCTAAAAACTTTTTATTCATTTTATTTACAGTGACAGGTTTGGTGATATTTTTAGCAATTTTCATAGGAATACCTAATTCTTGCGCTCCTATATTAGGGTCGGGCGTAATGACAGAACGAGCACTATAATCAACACGTTTCCCCATCAAATTTCCACGAACACGACCGTGTTTTCCATTTAATCGTTCTTTAATTGATTTTAATGGACGTCCTGAGCGTTGTGCCATTGGCGCTGCACCCGGAATAGTATTGTCAACCATAGTTGCCACATAATATTGTAATACTGCTGACCAATCATTAATAACATTGGTGCTTGCGTTTGTTTGAATCTTTTCTTGAAGGGTTTTATTTGCTTTAATAATATTAACAATAATATGAGTAATATCATCTTCACTGCGTTGTTGTGAATCGTGTTTTACGGATGGACGAACCGCAGGCGGTGGAATTGCTAAAACTTGACAAATCATCCAATCAGGTCGAGACCAAATAGGACTAAATCCCATAAATGATACATCTTCGTCAGATATGCGCCGAAAACATTTAACAATAACTTCTGGCGTCAAATTCATTGTTAATTTATCTGATTCATCTTTTGTTAAACCGTCAATATTGTCCCATTCTGCGATTAAAGTAGCAATACCCTCTTTTTTAATTTTATTTGGTTGTTTGCACCCGCAACCATCATCAGTATCTTCGCCACATCTTTTAATCTTTTTACAAAGATCATTTACAAAAATCCATCTATCTTCTGAAGACATTTCCAAAGCATGTTTATATTTATTTTTACTGATTAATAATTTACTACATTTAATGCATATACATTTAGTGATTTTAATAACAGTTGTTAAATACTGAATATAAAACAACGGACGCGCTAATTCTAAATGACCAAAGTATCCAGGTGTTTGCATATAATCAAGACCATCTGTTGGACAAACCAATCCGGGTTCAAGCACGCCCATGCGTGGGTCAAACATACCATTAATAACAGGTTTATTATTTATATATGTATCCCGACTCGTGATTTCAGCAACAGAACCTTTCCTAATTTCTTCTGGTGATAATATACTAAACTGAATCCCAATAATTTGAGAAGCATTTTTCTTAGAAATCGTTCCTTTTGTTCGTTGTGTCATTCTTATAATAACTAAATAATATTTAGATTGTTTTAACTCAATTTTTTAATTAATTAAAATTTAATTATGAAAAAAAATTAAATTTTAAAAATAAATTAATTAAAAAATTGATTTAGAATAATAAGGTTAAACAATATTAACCATATATTATTAATTATACACTAAACAAGAGTTAAAATGTCGTCAAATGATTCTAAAATGATTACTAAAACGAATTCTAAATCCTCAGTGATAAATGCGAAAGGACAAGATTCTCAAAAGAAAAATAAAAAGTTTGATAATCCAAAATCAAAAGCATCAACCAAAGAAAAATATAAAAATCATGTGTCTTCTGATGATGATGATTCATCTATTATGTCAGACGAAGATGATTATGAAGAAAATGCTATAAATATGAACGAATATAGAAAACTCCTTTCTGATTTGTTTCCTTCTAAATATATAAACCAAAAAGTAAAAGAAAACCCAACTTTATCATCCAAAAAAAATAAGCAACTCAATACAGAATTAAAAGGTGATAAATCAAATAAAGAAAAATTATCATCAAATGATAAAATATATGCCATTGAGAAAAAAAATAAAATTGAAAGCAATGATATAATTTCAGAAGATTCAGATGATTATGAAACATATTCAGACACAGACTCTCAAGCGGACGAAGATGAGGATGAAAAAGAAAATGTAGTAACAATGAATCTATTAAATAAAAATAAAAATCCAACAAAATTTAATATTATATTTACAATTGGTCGTGAGGATGAAGATGAAGAAGATGAATATTATGATGAAGAAGATGATGATGATTATGATGTTGACGAGGATGATGATTCAGACTATGACGATGACTCTAATACTGACAATGATGATTATGAGGAAGATAAGTATGAACATAATACTAGAGGTAGTAAATTTAAAAATAATACAAAAAATAAACTACTTGTATCTGATGGTGAAAGAGTAGAAGATGATAAAGATGATAAAGATAAGAAAGATGAATGCAATCACGATAACGAATTTACAAATCAAGAAGCATTTGATAAATTCAATTTGATGATCGATGGATTATCCGCGACTGAAAAAAAGAATTCAGTTGTAAAACAGATGATTTTAGATATTAAAGAAAAAGAACAAACATTTAAAAAGGAAGAAGAACGAAAACATAAAAAAAACAAAATTAAAAACACTAAAAAATTTCGTGGATTACTTAAAGAAAAAAATGTGATGAATGACGTGAAATTCTTTAAAGAAAATATGACTTATGAACAACAACAAAATGTGATTAAAGAAATTGAAAATATTAAAAAGTTCTCTGATGTTGAAAAACCATATCGTCTTACTCTTTTAGAATCTGATATTCCCATTTCATTTAAAGCGTGTGCCTATAAAAAAATTAATACTTTAAAATATATGGAACCAGGCGCGGGTGAATATTATAAAATTAAAAATTGGGTAGATACATTCATGGGAATACCATTTGGCAAATATAAAAACCTGCCTTTAACAATCGATGATGGTGTAGATAAATGTCATGATTTTATGGAGAATGCTAAAAAAATATTAGATGATGCGGTTTATGGTCTGAATGACGCAAAATTACAGATTATGCAAATGATTGGTCAATTACTGGTTAATCCTTCATCCGTCGGAACTGCTATTGCGATTAAAGGTCCTATGGGCACTGGCAAAACTACCTTAATCAAAGATGGTATTAGTAAAATACTTGGTCGTGAATTTGCCTTTATTGCGCTTGGTGGTGCGACTGATAGTAGTTTCTTAGAGGGGCATTCGTATACATATGAAGGTTCTTCGTGGGGTAAAATTGTAGATATTATTATTCAGAGTAAATCTATGAACCCTGTTATTTATTTTGATGAATTAGATAAAGTGAGTGACACTCCGCGCGGTGAGGAAATTATTGGTATTCTAACTCATTTAACCGACACAACCCAGAATAGTAAATTTCATGATAAATATTTTGCTGAAATCGATTTTGATTTAAGTCGGTGTCTTTTCATTTTCAGTTATAACGATGAATCAAAAGTGAATCCAATTCTTCGTGACCGAATGTACCGCATTCATACCAAAGGGTATGACCAATCACAAAAAACAATTATTTCAAGCAATTATTTATTGCCAACTATTCGCAAGCAAGTAAAATTTAATGAAAGTGATATTGTTATTCCGGACGATACAATCCATTATATTATAACAAATCATACAGATAAAGAAGATGGTGTGCGAAACTTGAAACGATGTTTAGAAATAATTCATACCAAACTGAATTTGTATCGTTTAATGAGACCAGACACTAATCTATTTGAAAAAGACATGGCAATGAAAGTTACATTTCCATTAACAGTTACAAGTGAGATGGTTGATAAACTTATTAAAAATAACACTGAAACAGGTGCTTGGGCGAATATGTATTCTTGAATTTATAAAAATAAATAATATAAATATTAAAATAAAAATAAATAATATAAAAATAAATAATATAAATATAAAAATATAGTTATATTATAAATAGAATAATATGGAAATGAGTAAAAATGTGACTTTTTTAACAAAGATTGATACCACTGTAAAAAATATAATGAAAGACGGAAAAATTGATCATTTTGATATTCCCGATATTCTTCTACTTATTACTGAGTTGGTATCTAACAGTGAACAAACCAAAATTACATCTTCTGAACTAGAAGAAAGTATTAATATGCTGTATGCATATATTATGGAACATTATAAACTTTTTCCCGATGATGCTGCTCAAAAAGAATCTTTTAAACGTTTATTTGATATATCGGTAAGACTTATTATGTTTCAACCTAATATTAAAAAAACATGTAAATCGCTTTTCTCTTGTATTTTTTAAAAAAAATAATCAATATTTTTATACCAATTATAAATATTTTGATCATTTGTAATAAATCTCAATATCTCTCCACTTGTTAAATCCAATCGTTTAATTTTTACAATATTATCAAGAGATTTACTATAAAAATCAAGTAAATAATCAAACAATTTATTATAATTTAAATCATTATATAACGCGATTGCTTCCTTTCTTACCAAATCGGGTAAATCTACTAAAAAAAATTCAGTTTTAATATTTTCACGAATTTCATCACCTGTATTTAATCGTGAAATAATTCGCAATAAACCTAATGTATTTTGGTTTAAATTATTTTTAATCGTCTTTATTACTTGTTGTTTTTGAATGTTAATCATTTCGCGAGTTAATACCGGAGAATAATCATGATAATGATTTTCTAAATCATCTATATTATTGTTTATTATGTAGTAAAAAATATTAAATAATTCTATTAAAACACGCTGATTATTACCATTAAAACATAATTTATAAGGGAAAAAACATGAAGTCTGTGTTAAATCAATTTGACATCCATGATTTTCGCGTGCAGACAACCCATAAATAATATGGGTTAGATGATTACTAATTTCTTTATCAAAATATTCTGCTAATAATGAATTGTCACGTCCAGTGAAATCATGATAAAGAGTAGTAACGTTATTTTGTATCGCATAATTATTTAAAATACGTAACTCGTGTGTTATGTCAATGCCATAACTAATAGTATAATACGGTTTACAAAAAACGGTTTTTTTATAAGTATATAAATTAATATGTAAATTATTATTTGAATAATGTTGCGTAATTTCTGGATTAAATAATTGATTTTCTATTCTATTTAAACCAAAATCATTCACCATATAAGGCGGTGATTCTTGAAATGAGTCAATTATAATTATAAATAAATGGAGGTGTGGTATACTATTTTTTAAATACTGTAAAAAAGGTGGAAACTGGTGATAATTTTCTAATAGCAAAATATTATTATTTACATACGCAGACGCGCCAACTCCTGTATATATGAAAACAGGTTCTGACAAATGAGTATTATTTATTTCACTGAAAATATGAGATAATATAGTATTCATGTAGTAATAATTTTTATATAATTATATTTAAGTGTATTTAACACTTCCAACGTGAACCACACGGAATACAAGTAACAAATGTTGTCATTGGTTCATCTGCCGAACGTGTTTGAAGTTGATAATAACTACATTCTTTTGATTTACATTTACGGCAAGTAAAATTATCAGTGGATGCTTCTAATTTTGGCGCATACCTATTTTCGTCAATAATTTTTTTAGATTCAATTAATTTACTCCATTTTTCAGGAAGCATTTCTTGATGAGTCATAAACGCAAATTCATGCGGTTTGATATTTTTGGATAAAATACGGGTTTTCATTTCTTTATTTTTTAAATTAAAATAAATTGTGCGTAATCTATCAATATATAATTGTGTAAAATATATATTATCCCATTTTTTAACTATATTTTTTTCTTCTGCCTGTTTAATACAATAATTGTATATCCCTTTTTCAAGATTACTTGCCATTTTTTCTTGATTATCTAATAATAAAGATAATTTATTAGAAACATTTTCTCGGAATTGTTTAGAATTATCAATAACATACATTTTTAATAAAGGAATTAATATAGTCAATCATAAAATGTTTATATTATTTCAATTTTATTATTTATTATTTATTTTTTATTTTTTATTATATATTATATATTTAATCATCATCCGAATATTCATAATCAGATTCTTCTAATTCATTACTATCATTATCACGCGAACAATCATGATCGTCGTCATTATCTTCATCTTCATCATCTTCATCATCATCTTCATCTTCATCGTCTTCATTATCTTCATCGTCTTCATTATCATTATTGTTATCTTCATTGCCACCATTATCTTCATCACTTACTGCAGCAAAATCTACTATAAATCCATCCTTTAAATAACCATGCTTTGTTTTTAATTTTTTATCTATATTTTCTAATTCATCTTCACTATATTCTTCATCCTCGTCACCAATATTTTCAAACCCTCCAAATAATTTTTCATATATTTTCATCCACAATGAAGATTCTAAATTAATAATATTTCCATCTTCATTTCTGCGAATAAGTAAACAGGTTCCGAAATATAATTCTTTATCTACTGGTGGAGGAAAATCATATTTATTTTCATTATTTGCTTTACCATTATCTTTTGCCCATAATTCAATAATATATTTCTCTCCATTAATATTATCTTTCCATGTTGTACGTTGGGCAAAGTTATTTTCAGAACGAAATCCACATTTTTTATATAAAAAATCAAAAGAAGTTTCTTGTGCTTTTGTTTGTTTAATTACTCCATTTACTTCAATTAAAAGGAAGGTAATCATTTTATAAAATTAATACGAATCAGTTTAAATAGTTTATAGATTATATATATAACTAATCGCGATTATTTGGCGAAATAATCAAATGAAAATATATTTCCCTGGTATTCCCATATCTAAAATCAATAAAGAATATATTAAAAAATATTTAATTAAAGAAGATAAAAAATATTTTTTACTCTCTTGTGAAGGGTTCATACAGGTTCAAAGAGAGAAAATGTATAGAATATATACATCTGAATTTTCATTAATACATGAAAAATTTGATAATTTCGAAATTATCATTGATAGGAATAAATGGATAAAAGAAGAAGAATGGTTTCAACTATATCCAAATGTTATTGAAGAACATATAGAATTTCTTACGCATCAGTTGCGAAAAGGGTCATTCGTTGAGTTCGTCATTGAAAAAAAAAATAATAAAATAAGTGATTTTTATTTTTTATTAAAAAATAATGAAACAAACATTAATAATAATATAACTATTAAAGAAGATATTCTCTCGTTTTTATCACAACTAAACTTATGTGAATAATATATATTATATATAAATCATGGTTTTTTCAACAATAAAGACATCTTTATTTTCATTATTATTTATTGCTTTAATTCATTATTTATTTATTTTTTTTAAAAATATGCTTACTGTTCCAAAAATAAAAGATTTAGTGAATAGTCCATCTGAAATATATAATGAAATTTTTGATACAATGCAAAAAAAACCATCGATGAAAAATAATAATATTAATAATAATAATAATAGTAATAATCAAATTCAAGATAATATGAATTCAGAATTAAGAATTTTTTTACAAGATTTAAAAACATCTAAAACGGACGATCATAATAAAGAGAATAATATGGGTTCTACAAATGTAATGGGTTCTACAAATGTAATGGGTTCTACAAATGTAATGGGTTCTACAAATGTAATGGGTTCTACAAATGTAATGGGTTCTACAAATGTAATGGGTTCTACAA